CGGAATTTAAATCCTTCACCTGATGCTTCATCACCATTACCCATTCTATTAGCATAGACTTTGTTAGCAATTTTTTGCGGTTGACGTTGATATGCTTCAGCTAATTGAGTTGTTGGGAAGTATTTTTTGAATATTCCATTTAATCCTTTAGCACTGTAATTTAAGTTTTCATTAACTACTTTAAAACCACCAGACTCATGACCACATTGAGCTAAAAAGTGAGCTAATTCTACTGGTGTGTCAATGCCAAATTTTTGCATTACTTCAGGAATTTGTCCAATTACGCTATCAGGTACATGACCTTTTAATTTATTTAAGTCCATATTTTAAGTTTAATAAGTTACAATTTTACCATAAATATCAGCGTCAGGATATCTTACTTCAAAGATACATGGATCTAATGAAGGATAAATAACACCTTGTTTTGTTGCTGCTTTTAAATCATAACTATAAGTTGAGTAATTACCACCTGATAAATTACTAATATCTACTTTAATAACTGATTGTACTCCTTTAATAGAACCTATTAAATTGTAAATATCTGAGTAGATTATTGGTTGATTAATTTGCCATTTAGATATATCAAAGTAATCTTTTAACGCGTTAATACAACCAGTTAATATATCTTGTGAGTTATAAGCTGGTAATACTGTTATGTCAAAATTAACTTTTATATTAACAAAGTAAGCGTCTTTAATATTAACAGCGTCACTCATCATTTTATTATATGATAAGTATGTTTTTAAGTTTTGTTTTATAGCATTAGATGCTGTAGTTATTTTACCATCAATGTTGTTTGATAAAACATAAACTGAAATTGCTAGTGGATTACTATTAATAAAGTTTTGTCTATCTACATCGTTTGCTACTAAATAATCTTGTGTCACATAAGCTTTACTTATATAACCAAATTTAGAAGGCATTGAAAGTGTTCTAACTAAATAGTCAGCTTTAGTTACATTTCTGTTTTGAGTAGGGAAGTTAGCTAATGCTTGTAAACGAATTTGTTCTGTTGTTTCACCTGGTCCTCCACCTGATGATGGTTCAGCGTTATTAAATCTAACTGATCCTTGTACTGTTGTTACAAGAGAAGGATCTAAATTATATGTGTTAATAGTTGAAACAACTGTGTCATTTAAACCGATATCATCTGATGGTAAATTTGCTGTTACACCTCCACCTACTAAGTATTTCACTGTTAAAGTTGTATTTTGAGGGGCAATACCATATTCATTTGTATATTGGAAGTTTGATGGGTCATAAGCTAAATTCATTTTACTTATACCATCTACTAAACCTAAACCAACATTATCAGGATTTGGAATAATAACTTCATCTGGGGATGATGTAACACCACTACCAAATTCTAATATTAAATTATTATCATCATTAAAACGTGTTGTGAAACGTCTTTGTACTTTTTTTAAACGTAATAAGAAACGAGCACTATTATTTTCTTGATAATAGTTAGGTTCGTTTGCTGGTAGATTAAGTGATTCATCAAATACTGTGTCTTGAGCTAAATAAGGAACTTCATACCATGTATGATTATCACTATCAGTTATTTGTAATACTTCAATAATATTTGAATCATTAATAGTAACAGTTGGAAACTGTTCAGGATTGCCAAAAGTAAAGGTTGTTGTTTTTATTTGTCCAGATACAGCCTCTACTTGTTTTTTAAGTAAATAATATTGTGGGTTAGTAGTACTTGAAAAGTATTGATATATAACAACATCAGTTGGATCATATGATGATGAGAAATTAAAGTCAACTAAATTTTGAGTTAAAAATGTAATACTAGGATTTGATATTGATTTAATCGTTGCGTTTTCATCAATTTTTAAAGCGTATCTATAGTCTGGTTTATAATTAGGAGCACCATCAGAGGGTACTAATTGATAAACATCTAGCATTACAGAAGCAGCTGAAGTTATTTTAGGTCTATAACCTAACGCGTAAGCTAAAGCAATTATATTTTTTCTTTCTTGAGCGTATAATAATAATGTCTCTTGTAATTGAGTATCTGTATAAAATGATAAAACATCACCTACATAAGCTGCCATTTCCATAAACATGTTACCAGGAGCCGATGGGCTAAAATCCATGTAACTGTTTTGGAAGTACGTTCTAGCATAGTTAATTAAATCCTGCTTTAGCGTACTAAAGTCTTTATCATAATATTTTATATCTGGTGTGTTTGCCATTATTATTTATTTAAATCTTGTGTTGAAACATTAATGACTAAATTATCATTTTGATTATTAATAGAGTAATCTAATATTATATTCACTAAATTCTCATCTGAATATTTTTTAATTTTAATATCTTTAATTATAATATTAGGTACATAAGCATATATTTCTGTTTCTAATCTAGCTACTACAGTGTCAAATGATGTATCTGGTTCAAATAATGATGCTCTCAAATCACCACCAAATGATGGATCAAAGAAACGTTCACCTTTATTTGTTAGTATATAATTAACTAAATTAGCTTTTACTTGATCCTTAGTAGTAAATGTTTGATTAAATACACTGGTGTCATTATTAAAAAGCACATTAATACCAATACCTCGTTTTTGTCCGACGTCTTGGGGATTAAGTGAAAATGTTTGTCTTTTTAACATTATATTTGTCCTTTTTCTTTCATTGTTTTCATTAATCCACTAAAATCAGGGACAGCATCTATTTTAACATGTGTAACGTCTCCAGCAGGTCTAGCTGAAGATAACATTTGGTCTACACTACTTACAACAGCCGATTCAGCTACTCCACCATAAGCTCCGTTCATAGGACCAAAGTTAGGCGCCATTTGAGACGTTGCGTCAACTACTGAACGCCAATCACCATTTTGTACTGTTTCATTTAAAATATCATTTAAAACGTTGTTAGATGTAAATGACATTGGTTTAGCTGGTTGTGTTGGTTTTACTGGTTTGATTGATTCAATCATTGAATTTTTCACAACGGGTTTCGCGACTTCTGTTATAGTTTTTTCAGATTTAGGTGATTCTAATAATACACCTAATTCTTCACGTACAACATTTTGTACTTCTTCACGTATAACTTTACGCAATAATTTTATAAAAGTATCTGCTTTCATGTTTATAAATATTTTATTATCCTAGTATTTGTTTAAGTTCATCAATTAATTCATCAGCTTTACGAAATTTACTTGGAGCTGTTTGAGTTATTTTTAGGTTAGTAAATGAATCATAAGCTACTGCTTGTAATGCTCCTGATGGAGTTGTTATAACTTTAATAGTATATGTTTGTTCTCCATTACTATATTCAACATCTGTTAATTCACTATCAGTTGTTTGATCAATTGTATTAGTTAATTCATTAGTTACTATTAACACGTTATCATTAACTGATGTAGATATAATAGTTAACTTTAAAGTATTTAATTTAGCTTGAATATTATTTATTAATCTTTGGTATACTTTTAATATTGAAGAAATTGATAAAGCGATCAAACCATAATTAGTTATCTTCTCATTTAAAGGAACTATAACATCATCATATATTTGTTTAGATATATTATATTTAATTGTTATTGGTTTAGATGGAGATGGCGATGCTAATTCCACCGCTGACGCTGCTGCTTGAACTTTTAATTTTATTTTTAATATAGTAGCATATACTTTAAAAGCGACAACAGCTGCTTTAACTACTTTAAGTATTGTCATTAAAAGATTAATAGCATCTTTAAGAAGTTTTATTACTGATTTTAATTGATTAACTTTACGTTCAAAATCGGCTTTGAATTGATCATAATTAGCTTTATCTTTTGGAACAAAAGTAATAGCTCCATCCACAACCACAACACGTCCTTTATCTTTTAATTTAGTTTTAGTATCATTAATAAGTTTATTTATTAATAGATTAGCTGCTTTTTCAGCATCAATAAATTTCATTAATATAGGCAAAACAGCAGACATTACAGCTGCTTTAGCGTCAGCAGAACTTATTTTTGTTTGATCTTTTAAAAAGTTCTTTTTATCCTTTAAGGATTTTTTTAACTGTGCTGTTTTTTCTTTTTGTTTTTCAGCTACTTCTTTTACTTTTTTAGCTTTATCAGCTAATTCTTTAGCTTTCTTTTGAGCAGCGCGTGCTGTAGCGGCTACTGTAGCCGCGGCGGCCGCCGCTTGAGCTGCTTTTTCTTTAGCTTTATTAGCTGCTTCAGTAGCTTGGGAATTTATATTTGATATGTTATCTCCTACAGCCATTATATTGTAAATGAATTAGTTGATTTAAAATTATCTAAATTAAATTTTATCTGTTGAAATCTACTTTTTAAAAATGAGTTAGCAGGTCCTAACATAGCGGACATAATTGGTCCTGGTGTTAAGGCTGCTGCTTGAACCATATCAGTATAAGTAGAAATAGCCTCCATTAGTTGAGTCATTATTTGGTCTAGTTGTTCACCTTTAACTATAGGTTCAGCAACTCCATTTTTATCTAACCCAAATTGTACTCTAGGAGCATTAACTAGAAACATATTTTCTTCATTATCACTATCTATAGCACCAACGTCAATTGTTACTTTATCACCAGCTGACAAATTGATATATTGTCTTGAACTAATAAAAGTACTGTCAGAACGAGAGTTAAATACAAGTCGTCCTGATGATAATACTATCTGTTCACCTTCATATGTTTTTATATCTTCCATTAGCTAAAACGTGATTTATTAGTTATCCAACTACCAATTGATAAATAAGTATTATCTTTACCTAATCCATTAGGAGCCCATTTGCCTCCTCCATATTGGCTTGTAGGAGCAATTGTGAAAGCAATATCAGATTCAGGATCTTTTTTACTCCAACTTCCTCCTATTTTTCTTTTTCTAAAAGCTAATTTTCCTCCTTGGCGTTGATCACCACCAGGTGCACTTGTATTATATTCTAATGTATATAACCAACCTACTTTACCTATTAACTCAGCACCTAAAACCATACCTATATGACCAGTTCCATCTTTTTTAGTAATACAAAAAACACCACCTGTAAAATTTAAAGTTTGATTAAATTTAGTTACTCCAGAATCTGTTAATTCTTGACTATTATAATCTGAATTTCTATTTAATATAATAGCACCTGATATACTTCTAGCTAATTGAGAACTATTATTTATTGGAAAATTTCCTGCTTTATCATTACCGTTTGTAGCTATAAAAGAAGTTGAAATACCAGCCGCACAAAATAAATCAATAGGACATTTCATTTTAGCTACAATAATATTATGCATTACTCCATTATATTGAAATTTAGGTAAATTACTATTTACTGGAGTATCATAATTAGTAGGATTCATTTTAATAGCTGTATTAACAGCATTATCTGCTTTACATGAATCTAATAATACTTGAGCTTCAGGAGTTAATTTACCACCATTAACTACACTAATAGTAATTGCTCCAACTTCAAATTTTTTACGTGCTATTTTATCTAATAATGTTTGTTCTTCGGAAATAGTTAATTTTTTATTTGTATCTGATTGTTCAGGAACACCGGTATTTTGATAAAACTGATATTGACTATTAGATTCTATTAATGGTAAATCTTCTCGATCAATAATAATTCCTTCTTCATCTACTGGTTCTGATGCTGCTGGTGTGGGTGTTGGAGATGGTATTGGTTCAGTATTTGGTAAAGCTGAAGCAATAGGAGTTGGCATTATAGGTTGAACTATATCTTTACTATCAGCACTTACTGCTACTGATATTGAATCTTGATTAGTATTTCCTTGATTATTAATATCTACATTTCCTTTTCCTATATAAAGATATGAATTATTTTTATCTGGATTAGGTGCTATATTACCTTTAAAGTTATCAGTACGTAATTGATCTATATTTTGATCTTGTAAGTTAGAAACAATAGTAGTACCACCACTACCATCCATAACAATTTTAGCGCCACTTCTAGATTCAATAGAAGTTTCACCAGGTTTAGTGTCGTTATAATATTGTTTAGTACTCATTTTATTTTGTAAATCCGTTTAATGCTTTTTTATAGTCTAATTTTGATGGGTTAACACTATCAGGAGAAGCAGAAACTTTACTTGATCTTACAAGTCCATTTTTATCTAGTTCTTGTAAATTAGATATTGGATTTAGATAATAAACAGTTGATGTGTCTTGTTCACCTAATATACCTGATTCAAAGCTAGGACCTATAAATAAAGGAACAACATCATCAATTTGAGGTAGTGTGATATTATCTTTATATGAAGGAATAGCGTCGCCTACTTTAATAGGACCTATATTATTTTTTAATGTATTAAATTGTATAGCTCTAGTTTGGATATTAACATAAGTAACAACACCAAAAAAGAATGGTGACATGTTAGGAGTATTCTTAGATCCTATGTTACTAGTATTTGGTTTAGTCTTTTTATTATATGATATTGTATTACCCGTTCCCATTTCCTATTTGTTTTACTTCAATGTTTTGACCAGTATTGTTAATTTCTTGGAATAACAATTCTTTATCACGATCACTTAACATTCCGCCATCTCCACCTTCACCTGTATTAGCCATAGCACGTTGAACGATACCCGCCATTTTAATTAGCGCGTCATCGTTTTTGATTGCTAGTTCCATATATTCCTTTAACAAAGGAACAAGCATCATCGCGTCACCTGGTTCCTGTATCATAGGCTTCAGCTGATCGATTAATGCTTTAATTTCTTTTTCTTTACGCCCAGCGTTCTTGTATATATCTTCAAGTAAGCTAGCGAAAGTCTTGTCTTTAAATAAAACTTGATTAAAATCCATATTATATTCTATAATGTTATATATAAATATGGAGAGCAGAAAGAGTTAGTTAGACATAGTTACATGTCCATGTTCATAATATTCATTATATTTTCTAATGTACACTACTTTTAAACGCTTAATAATCTTAGTTATTTGAGGAGTTGATGCGTCTGTTATTTCTTTAATATAGATATATAATGCTTTTTTATTAAAGATATCAATATTTTCATTTTTTCTAAATAACTCCATTATAGCGTCTGCTATTTGAGCATCACGTTGTTTTGGAAATAAATCAAATAACTTAGCGTCGACATATTTAGTAAACTGTTTTAGGAATGAAGGTGTTTCATAAACTTGATCACCATCATCTTCACTATTTTTAACTAGGTCTACTAATATTGTTTTATCTTCATCTGCAGCCTCCACAGGTGCTTTGTCTTTTAGTTTTTTATAGTTCGCGTTGTTATATAAAATTAAATAACGTTTAGCGATTGTACCAAAGTAAGAAAACGCTTTACCTTTTTCTGGTTTGTATAAATGTAATTTCTCTAATAAGAATGCTACTACTTCATGTTGCAACTCAGGGATTGTATCCACTTCTGTATAGTAAAACTTAAAAGTGTGAATGATATTTTCAGCCAGTTTATGGAACGCGTAATTAATTCTTTCATTAAATATTTGATTTCGTTTCTTAGTATTTTTTGATTTTAAATACTCTAAGATAGCATCCTCAGTGTCTTGGGTAAAATAGACATTTGCTTTCTTTGGTTTGCGTTTACGGACAGTTCCCTTCTTAGTAAGTAATATTTCTTCTTCTGCCATATTAATTTTTAAGATAGTGGGTTAATGAATCTTGTATGTTCTGTAAGTTACGGAAGAAGAAACCAATCTGGTCATCCGATTTAAATGCTTCAGTTAAATCAGCTTGAGCAAGTTGTTTATTTGATTCTTCAACTATTGCTAATACACTGTCAATAACAATTTTTTGTTTGGTTGCAATTGCTTCTAATTTAGCTACTTTATTATTTAAGTTCCAAATAATATAGCCTACAATTGTTGCTACCCATAAAATAATTGAAATAATTCCTAATATCATATTATATGTTTTTCATTAAATCCGCTAAACCTGGATTAGACAATTTCTTTAATGCCTTTTGTTTGATTACTGGATTAGCGTTTTTATTTAGTTTAAAATTAGTTTCTTTAGCTGGTTTTTCAACACGTGGTCCTAATAACTTAGGTAACCATTCAACTTCAAATTCAATACGAGCAGCCAATAAATCAGCCTGATGTAGAACAAACATAATTGAAGTTCGTGGTTTAGTTTCAGGTGTGAAACCCATCAAATAAGATTTATTAGCGTCTTCATATAAACCATCATGAGTTCTAATTGCTAAGAATTCATTTTTAGTATATTCAATACCATTAGTCATTAATAAGAATAAACCACGATCAGGTACTGTCATATATTCTAAACGATCATTAAACATATAAGTTTCGTTTAGTTTATCTCGTCTCCATTGATCTGTCTGTTCAATGTATGACTCGTTTTTCTCATCTCCAAATTTACCTAAGTCATGATTGATAGCTGAGAAAACAAGTTCTTCGGTTGTATAAGTATCAACCATACCCATTTCTCTCCATACAGCGTCTATCTTAAGAGCTGCTTCAACTACTCTATTTACATGGTCAACATACCCACCTGGAAAACAGTTGTGGTATTGTGATTTATGAGATGCGGGCATCATAATAAAACGTTCTTCATATTTCTTATAGAACGCCCATAATTTATCAGCTCGTTCTCCTTTAATATAATGTTTAATATTAAATTCAAACTGTTGCCAGTTTTGCTGTATTTGTTCTGGTGTTAACATAACTTATATTTTAATAATTGATCTGGATTAGTGAATATTGTTTTTAGGTCTTCTATTCCTTTATATGTAATATTATCTGGTGTTTTTAATAATACTGATCTTGTTTTAAAGAAAATGACTAGTAATGGGTGTAATACTTTAATACCATCAATAATCATAATTTGGTCTTTAGGATCAATACCTAATACTTTATTATCAAGTTCTACATGATTAAAAATATCAATCACAACACCATCTTTCTCTAATTTAATATGATGATAATTAGGTAATAGAGAAAGTGGTTGTGGTTGTATTTCAAGTTCATTAGTTGATTGATTTATTACTTCTATTTTAGGAGTAGTAAAACCATGTTGTTCAACTAATATATTTACATCTTCTAAAGTTAAAGCCTGGGTAACGTTAATATCTATATCTTCAGTTTCACGATCAAGTAAATCTAAAAGACGTAAAGCACAACTGCCACCTAAAATAAATTTAGGATTAAGCTGGAGTGTTTGAATTAGTTCTTTATATTTACTATTCAGTTTCGGCATTAACTAATGTTCTAATTTCTTCAACTTTATCCTTCATAGTAGAAAGCATTTCTTTAGCTTCTAGAACATTAAATTTAGGATCTGAAAAACGAGAACCAAATCCGTTTAACATATTCTCAAGTTGATCTAATTTTCTTTCAATTGGTTGTTTATATCTCATTTTATATATGATTTTATGATACCTACTAATTGTGGTATCGTGTCAAATGTACGTAATGTTTTTGATGTTTCCAAACTCGTTTCAGGTACAATAGTTACTTCATCATTTCCTAAGTCAAGGAACACAATTGGGTAAACTTCAGTTTGATATTCTTCTTCGATCGCATCAGCGAATTCGGAAAATTGGTCAGCGTCAATGTTAGTGTAGAATATCCCTTCTGCATCTAGTTCACTCTTCAGCCAAGTACAGTAATCACAGTTACTTAACGTTAACAATCTAACTCCTACTTCTCTCTTCCCATTTCTCACTTCTTTCATCTCTCTAGTACTCATAAGTAATTATTAATTTATTTACTATTTTCTAAAAAATACGGAAAAATCTCTGGGAGGCCAAACTTTCCTATTGAGGTCATCCAAACTTTTCCGGCGGCCTTTACCGGGGATTTAACGGGGGTAAATGGACTTATATAAATATATACGAACCATAGATTTTAGCCGTTTAAAATGGGGATATAGTGTATTTAACGCCCAACTGATTAACGATATCAATAGCATCTTTTGAATGTAAATAAAACATTTCACGATTACCTGATACACGAACCGCGTCTAAATGCGCGTGAAGTTCTTGTTCTAATTTATATGAATTAAAACATTTAAATGAATAAACAGGTATCCAAGGGGTTGGAACGCCTGTTGCGCCTGATATTTCTTTTGCTCGTTGGTCTACTTCTCTAATTGTCATTCCTATCTTAACCATGTCTGGCATTGATTTGTTCACTAGAACGTAAACGTATTCTGTTGGAACTAAATTACCATCTCTATCTAAGGGGCTATCTTGATAGTAGGTCACTAAATCCCAACCCGGGTTAGCCGGGTCGGGGGTTAAAGTGAACGCTGTGGCTTTGTCGCAAACTTGTTCTGGTGTCAATTTATCACTGTCTAACAGCTTATAAAAGTGAGCATCCTCGTGTGTTATTCTCTTTAGTTGAGTCATGACTACTTAGTAATATATTTAACTAATTCTTTATTCAACATCATCAATTTAAATTTACCTGGATTACTATTATAAATCGATTTAACCATATTATAACTTACATCCGTAGCAAATATTTTCTCGGTAACAATCTTACTTATACGTTCTATAAGTGGTTTTTCAACCGCACTATCTTTAGCATAGAACTCTAAATAGTTAGCAACCCTAGTACCTAATGTAGCGGCAATATCTGCTCTATATTCTTTATCTTTACC